CAACTGGGATGATGGGGCACGCAATGAGCTTGTGAGGCAGACGCTCAATCTGGTGGTTCTCAATGAAACTGAGCCAGTGCGTGGGAAAGATTTTGAGTGGGAGAATGAAGAGAAATACCGGGTTCTGGTGTATGGCGAGGTTGATCCAAATGAGCCAGAGAGCGCTGGGCTCGAGTACCGCATGGGGGTATACACAGAGGAAGATGGGGGCACCTACACAGAGGATCTGATGATCACTCCATCGATCGCTGGGAAGTCACCAGATCAGATCCCGTTTGTGTTCATCAACTCCAAGGATATTGTACCAGACCCGGATAGCCCGCCACTGCTTGGGCTTGCGGAGCTCGCCTTTGCTGTGTATCGCAGCGAGGCTGATTATCGTCAATCCTTGTTTATGCAGGGGCAGGATACGCTGGTGATCATTGGTGGGATGGGTGAAGAAGAAATCCGGGCGGGCGCTGGCGCAACTATTACCGTTACACAGGGCGGGGATGCTAAGTACATCGGCGTTGAATCCGCAGGGCTTGAAGAGCAGCGGATGGCTATCGAGAATGACCGCAAAGAGGCTGCTGATATCGGTGGCAAGCTGCTCGATACCAGCGGGCGCGATGCTGAATCAGGTGATGCGTTGCGGATCCGGGTATCTGCCCGCACGGCTTCATTGAATCAGATTGCCCTTGCTGGGGCTTCAGGTCTTGAAACGATCTTGAAGATGATGGCCCGGTGGATCGGCGCTCCAGAGGATCAGGTGGTAGTGACTCCCAATCTGGACTTTGCAGATGATGAGGTTGATGGCCGCACCCTTGTAGATATCATGGCAGCGAAGATGACTGGGCTCAAGCTCAGCGATGAATCAATCCATGAATACATGCAGGAAAAGGGCTTGACCAAAAACAGCTTTGAAGAGGAACAGCAGCAGCTTGATAAAGAAGATCCGCTGGATGGCGGCGATGGCACCGGCGCTGGCGGCGATCCTGATGCTGATTCGCTCGATGATGGGGAGTGATCCATGCCGATGGATGCTGATATTCAACTGCCAGAGGGGCTGGCGCTGAGCGCCAACCTGATCTGGTTTGATTCGCTGATTCGGCATCAGGTGTTCAGCGCCCGCTTCTCTGGAGCTCTCCGAGATGAAGCGATCAAGATCCTCAATGAGACAGAGGCCGAGATTGCAACGCTGGTGCGTGATAAGCTGCGCAGCAACCGGGATGATGTGCCCCGGCGACTGAAGCAATCCAGTGCGGTGATCGCACAGATCCGCCGGATCCGTATAGAGGCATGGGAAAAGATTGAACGCTTGATGTTCCGAACCTATCGGGATTTCAACAAGTCAGAAATCAACTTTCTACAAGGGGCGTTTGAGGCATCGGTGCCGGTGATCATTGCCACTGCTGGGGTATCTGTAGCCAAGCTGAATTCGATTCTTGATGATCTAGTATTTGAGGGGCGTACGCTCCACCAGTGGATGCTGAGAACCAGAAATGCGGATGTTCGCAGGATCGATGCCCAGATCAAGATCGGGATTGTTCAAGGCGAGGCATCCGGGAACATTGCCCGGCGCATTGTTGGGGCTGCGCGTCTTAGAGGCCGCAACGGGGTCACTCAGGTAGCCCGGAAAAACATCGAATCCCTGATCAATACCGCCACAACAGCGTTTGGAAACGCTGATAAACAGGCGTTTATCAACGAAAACAAAGAGTTCTTTGATCTAGAGGTATTCACCGCTGTTCTGGATGCAGGAACCACACCCATCTGTAGATCTCTGGATGGGAATATCTACAAGCGTGGGGATGGCCCGATACCACCGCTCCACTTTGGGTGCCGATCGATCAGGATCCCAGTGATCAGTGAAGATGCGATCGGATCACGCCCGTTCAAGGCCACCAGCGAAAAGATCCTGCTCAGCCGATACGCTCAGGAAAACAATCTGGGATCCATCCGATTCCGCAAGGATCTACCAAGAGGGCACAAGGGGCGGTTTGATAAGTGGGCTCGGGTTGAGGCTCGCAAGTTCATTGGTACTGTGCCCGGCAAGGTGAATTATCAGCAGTGGCTTACGCGCCAATCCAAGATGTTCCAGGATGATGTGCTAGGAAAAACGCGCGGAAAGCTGTTCCGTAGTGGCGGGCTCACCCTTGATCGGTTCGTAGATCGAAGAGGGCAAAATATCCCGCTTTGGCAGCTTGCCCAGCGAGATGGGGATGCATTCCGCGCAGCCGGTTTGAATCCCGGTGATTATTTGCCACCAGCAGGATGATATTGTGCTAGTATGTTGCGATATGTGCTGGCATGGTCAGCTTTATTTAGGCCGCATGGCGGTTTTGAACCCTGCTCATGGAGCAGAAAAACGGAGAAATCAAAAAAATGTCACTGAATTTCACCCACGATACCATCGACGAAATCCCAGAAAATTACCGCGATCTCTACACAGAGCGTGATGGAAAGCATGTATTAACCGGGATTGCCGGTGTTAAGACTCAGGCGGATATCGATCGCATGCAAACCGGGCTCACCAAAGAGCGCGAAGAGCATAAGGCTACGAAAGAGCGCCTAAGCAAGTGGGGGGATCTGGATCACGATGAAGTTTTGGCAAAGCTCGATAAAATCCCAGAGCTCGAGGTGCTTGCTAAGGGCAACAAAGAAGAATTTGAAACCAAGCTGGAAGAGCTAACAGAAACCCGCATTGGTTCTCGGATGGCTCCAGTTGAGCGTGAAAACAAGACGCTCAAGGAAAAATTGCAAGAAACAACCACTGAGCTTGAAACCATGAAGGTAGCCGCGAAAAAGCGGGTGATTCAGGATGATGTGATGGCTGCTGCCCAGACAGCAAAGGTGATCCCAGAGGCCATGCCAGATATGAAGCTGTTTGCTGAAACAGTGTTTGAGGTTACTGAGGATGGCGCTGTACTCACCAAAGAGAACCCTTATGGTGTGACACCGGGACTATCAGCGGATGTGTGGCTGCAAGAAATGCAAGAGAGCCGCCCGCACTGGTGGCCTCTCTCGAGCGGTGGCGACTCCAAGGGGTCTGGTGGTGTTGCTGGAATGAGCCAAAACCCATTTAGCCATGATCACTGGAACATGACCAAGCAGGGTCAGGTAGTCACTGAGCATGGCATGGAGAAAGCCACACAGATGGCCAAGGCCGCAGGAACCACAGTTGGTGGTATGCGCCCAGCGCCTAAAAAGACTACCTAGATTACCTAGGTTGCCAAGATCAGATCATTCTGGTATAATATGCGTGTAGCGATCCTGACATGGTTAGGAGAGCGGGTCGAGGGCATGGCTCAGGCTTCCAAAAACCGTTCAAAACCAAACCAAAAAGGAGCCTTGCTATGGCTGCAACTCAAGTTAGCGATGTCGTGGTGCCCAGCGTTTTTGGGCCCTATCTCCAGCAAATCACCACTGAGAAATCCCGACTGGTTCAGTCAGGCGTTTTGCAGGATTCCCCGTTTCTGAGCCAGTTGCTTGCTGGCGGTGGTAAGACTTTCGATCTTCCATCGTTCCAAGATCTGGATGCAAGCGATTCAACCGGCTCGGACAATGTTTCGACCGATGCGCTTGCTGATATTCAGGCCGCATCGTTTGAGAACGGCACGCCGACTGATGCAAATCGCGGCGATGCTACCCCTCAAAAGATCCTCACCAGCAATGAAGTTGCTGCGCGTCTGGTTCGTAACCAATCATGGTCAAATACCGGGCTCGCACGCGAGCTTGCGGGTGCTGATCCGATGGCTGCGATCCTTGGGCGTACCGGCAAGTATTGGCAACGCCGCTTGCAGCGCGTCTTTGTCAATGTTTGGAATGGCGTTATTGCAGACAATGCAGCAGCACCATCGGGCAGTGATACCCATGTTCAGAATGACTTGGTAAATGACATTTCCGGCGGTTCATTCGTCGATGGTGTTACCAACTTCTCTGCTGAAGCGTTTATTGATGCAACCCTGACAATGGGCGATTCGATGGATGAGCTTGTTGCGGTCATGGTTCACTCAGTTGTGTTCTCGCGTATGCAGAAGAACAACCTGATTGATTACATCCCTGATGCAACAGGACTGATCAAGATTCCAACATTCCTTGGCCGTGAGGTCATTGTGGATGATGGCATGCCACGCACTGGCAGCGTGTACGATACATGGCTCTTCACTCGCGGCGCTGCTCAGTTGGGCACCGCCGCAGATGATGTTCCTGTTGAAGTTCACCGCCAGGCTCTTGCTGGCAACGGTGGCGGTCAGGAAATCTTGACCACCCGTAATGTTTGGTCAATCCACCCAACCGGGCACGCTTACATTCAGGGTTCAATCCCTGATGGTGGGCCTGCAAACACTGATCTGGCGACCGCTGCAAACTGGTCGCGCCGCTACCCAGAGCGGAACCAGATCGGCTTTGCTCGCCTTGTTACCCGCGAAGCCTAATCCAAAATCAATCACAATCGGGCGGGGAGACTCGCCCGATTGCTTTCCGCATCCCACAATTAAGGAGCCTAGCTATGGCCGTTTTAACGCAGAGAACGCCCCGAATTCGCCATCTCCGCCGCAGAGCGGCTGTTGTTGCTGATACGCGACTGCGCCGCTTGAAGCAGTGGGCATCGAATCGCTCAACCGATCTAAGTGGCACAGGAACCGTTCAGGCTTTCACCGCTGATGCTGGCACTGATTTGCTCACTATCTCGAGTCATGGGCACGCATCAGGCGATGGCCCATTTCTCACCGCAAG